AAACCGCGGGGCAGAAGAAAGAACTTGCTTCTGCAGCAGAAACCCTTAACTCACGCGTCGAAGGATTGAACATTCAGTATGATAAGGCCACTGGCACTATCAACATGACTACGGATGCCATTCGCAAACAGATTGAAGCGTCCAAGGCTTCGGCTGAGGTTGAGGCTGCCAATGCTAAGATGGTTGAGAATGCCAAGAAACGCCTTGATATCAAAGATAAGATGAAGGAGCTCGAGAAAGAGTACCAAAATCTTATTAAAGAAACTGATAACGCTGAGAACGGTATTTTTTCAAGCTCTACTGCTAGGGACGCGATAAAGAGCCAAGCTAAACAGAAATACAACGAAGAAGTCAATAAGTTACAAGAGGACATCAAGAAGACTGAAGAGTCCGACAATGAACTGACCGATACGATAGCAAAGAATAACGATTTACAAGCCAAGTCTACAGAAGACGCAGTAGGTCGCATGTCATTGGCTTGGGAAAACATGGACGACGATCAGCGCAAGCTGGTTGATGACATGAAGGCTCAGTTTGAAACTCTCAAAGGCGATGTACAGAACACATTCCAGGCTATCGAGCAACAGACTGCCTTATCTGCAGAACAGATGACCGCTAACTTGCAACAGAATATTGACGCAGTTGACAAGTGGTCGCAGAACCTTGAAATTTTAGCGCAACGTGGACTAGACCAAGGTCTTATTGAACAGATGCGACAAGCTGGGCCTAAAATGGCCGACCAGACACAAGCATTGGTAGACGCGTCAGACGAGCAGTTAGGCGCATTGAATACCAAGTGGACGGAAGCTGGGGATAAGGCCAAGGAGGGATTCCTACGTGGTATCAAGGCCACTGGTGTTGAACTTGCCCCAGAAGTACAAGCGATGGTTACTGCTATAGGTAACGAGTTTAGGGATGCACTAGCAGAGGCTGGATTTGATGTGAAAGCCCGTGAAATTCCAAAGCAAACCGCTGATGGTATTCGGGCTGGCAAGGAAGATGTAGCGCAAGCATCATCTGAAATGACAGAGGCCTCTAAGCAAGCATTTAACAATTTACCAACAGAAGCTAAATATAGTGGGGCGCAAGTAAGTGGGAATTATGCACAAGGTGTCACTGACAATACACCTCTTGTGCAGACTGCCTCTGACTTACTGAAAGGTACTGCAGTTAGTGCGATGAGTACGCTTGCTGGTGAAGGCCAAACCGCTGGATCTAATTTCGGTGGAGGTATCTCTACAGGTATCAATTCGTCACAAGGATCAGTAACGGGCGCTAGTCTTGGCATGACGCTTGCAGCGGCAGGCCAAATGATATCGATGTCTCTTAAAGGTATGACAGCCGGACAACAATTTGGCGGAGGTATCTCTCTTGGTATTGGATTAAAACAAGGTCAAGTAAGCTCATCTTCCAAAGGATTGCAATCCACTGCCAAGCATAGCGTAGCTTCTCTTGGTTCAGATGGTCGCAATGCCGGACATCAATTTGGTTCTGGAATTGCAGGCGGTGTCTCAAGTCAAGGTGGTGCCGTAGGTGGTGCCTCTAGTTATTTGAGAAGCGTAGCGCATGCTAACGTGTCCGGAGGTTTTGGCGGTGGATATAACGCTGGTCTTTCGATTGGCGAAGGTTTAAGCGCTGGTATTTATGCCATGGCCGGATCGGTAGCAAGTGCGGCGGCATCTATTGCGGATGCTGCAGTCGGCGCAGCACGATCTGTTTTGCGGATCAACTCTCCATCAAAGGTCTTTAGAGACCAAATCGGACGTGCTATTCCGGAAGGGATGGCAGTCGGTATTTCCAGGTTTGGCTACTATGTCAACGACTCAATGTCAAATTTGGCTTATAAGACGATTGACGCTGGTCGGAAGTTAACCTCTGGATTAGATTTCAATCTTCCAAAATCTGCAGAAATTGCAAGTGGATTGAATGCTACCCTGGGTGGACGTTTTGGTGGATCTAGCAGTGTGTCAAACTCAAGTGTAACTAATAATTACACCTTGAATGCCAATGGCACAGCAAACGACAACTTCTTTAGTCCAGACAACATGAAGCGCCTACTTCGTGAGCTGGCCTACTACACTAACTTGGAAGGAGGAAGAATGGCTTAATGGGAAATTTTACTTTTAACGGAGTATCCAGTCTTACACATGGACTGCGCGTGACAAAAGATTACATCATCACATCAACAGGAAATGATGTAGAAGTTATCGCAGTTCCTGGCCGTGACGGTGAGCTCATCGTTTCGAATAAAAGGCTAAAATCAAAACCAATCGAGCTTCCATGCACGATCAAGTCAAACAAGCCTCTTTCCGAGGTTGCGGTGGATATTTCAAACTGGCTACTGGTTGATGGTTATAAAGATTTGACCTTATCCTGGGAGCCGGAATTCGTCTATAAAGCGTGTTACATTGAAACGTTTGAAATTGCTACCATCATGAAGCAGTTTGGCACAATCAAGCTGAATTTTAAATGTCACCCGATTAAGTTCTACAAAGACGGGCTTACCAAGTTTCCAATTTCAAATGGTCTAGCCATTAACGGTAAAGGTAACGTCCAAGCGAAACCGATCATTAAGTTGACAGGTAATGGAACGACTACCCTCTCAATCAACGGGCGCAGAACCATGCTAAAAGACGTACAGGGTTCTATTGTACTCGACATGCAAGCAAACCAAGTTTACTCTGGCAATCTGCCAGCCTGGGACAAGGTTGTAAGAAGTCCGCAGTACCAGATGCCATATCTGGATCCTGGACGTAATTTGATTAGCTGGGACGGGAACTTCACGGTTGAGATCACGCCCTATTGGGGGGTTAAAGCATGAAGCCAATTTTATACAAAGCGAATGAAGCGACGTTTGAAACTTATGGCCTTGGTGAAATTGACGCAACCAAGGCCCTGGTAACCAGGGAACGTAACGGGAATTACACCCTGTATATTGAGTACCCAGCAAGTGGACGGCTTGCTAGTGTGTTTAAAAACGATATGCGGATTAAGTCTGACGCTGGGTTGCGGACCAAGAACCAGACGTTCTACATATCACGTATTCTCAAATCAAGCAAAGGTATTATCAAAATCTATGCGAAGCACATCAGTCACTTGACAGAGTTCATGGCTATCCGAAATAAGATGATTGTCAATGGTACAGCCTCTAGCGCATTGTCCATCTGGGCTTCCAATACTTTGGGTGGTGTACGTTTTGACACATGGTCTGACATCACTACCTCAAATCAAACAAGCTGGGATATTGCCAATGTCAAGAATGCCCGTGAGGCTCTAGGTGGTCGAGAAGGCTCAATCCTGGACGTCTGGGGCGGTGAGTTTGAATTTGACAATACAACTATTCGGTTGCACAAACAACTAGGGCGCAAATCTCCGATTGTATTGGAATACGGACGCAATATCTTGTCTGCAGAAGATGAGCAGGATATTGAAGCCACATATACCAGTATCTATCCTTATGCCACCTACACTCCAGAAAGCACAGGATCCACTGACGGGCGCACTGAAGCTATCACGGTTGAGTTGCCCGAGAAGTACATCGACAGTAAGTACGTAGGGCTGTACAACGAGCGACGGGTTGAAATCGTCGACTTTAGCTCATCATTTAAAGAGAAAGAGGTTCCGACTGCTGAAAAGCTGAAATCTCTTGCTAATGCGTATATTATCAACAATAACGTAGGACTTCCTAAAATCAATACTAAGATCGAGTATGTGGATCTTTCCAAGGCGCAGGATCATGCGTCAAATCAGATCTTAGAAGAAGCAGAGTTATGCGATATTGTGCCCATCTACTACCCACCAATTGGTATCACTAGCGAAGATGGCAAGTTGACGACGATTGTATTTGACGTTTTAAGAGGTGTTAATGACAGCGTAGAAGTCGGGACAATCGGCGAAGGCATTCGCTCAGCAATGACTAGTGGTCTTGCTACGCAAGTCTCTGATATTGCTAAGAGCCAGAAGCGGTTGGTCGATAACCTACCTAAGTATCTGTTAAATGCTCAAGGCAATAAGGTCTGGTACAACAAGCCCGATGCTAATATCGAGCATAAAGTCGGTGATATCTGGTTCGAGAAGAATGGCTTGTATGACCGAATGTATATCTGGAATGGGTCAATGTGGGAGAAACGCATTGACACAGAAGATGTGGATAAGGTCAAAAAGGAAGTCGATAGGCAACTAGAAGAAGCCAAGACTACTACTGATAAGGCCATCGCAGAAGCTAACGTGCGTAGCGCGGAAGCACTAGCAAGAGCTAGAGCTAGCGCTGATTTAGGTCAGGAAGCGAAGGAAATCGCAAACGATAATGTCCGAGAGTTAAACGCGTTTAGAACGAATGTCCAAACCGAGCGCGAGAAGCTATCTGACGAACTCAAGCGGTATTCCCGTGAAGAAACAACCAATCAGATTATTGCCATTCGCGAGCGATTATCAAGTGATTATGTCGCTAAGAATACATACGTTGAGAATGTCGAAAGCACAAAACAACGTTTTGAGGCTCTCACAAGGGATAATGAAGCTAAACTAGCTGAATTTAGACAAGGCATTGATGGCCGATTGACCACGCTATCTAGTCAAATTTCCGAAAGTGTCGCTGATTTCCAAAAAGTCAAAGAAAGTTCTTTACTTTATGAGCGAATTTTGGGCAAATCCGAAACAGACGCACCCGATAAGCTATCACGACTTGTCATGAGTAGCGAGATTTTCCAGACAGAGGTTGGAAAGTATTCAACACAAGGTGGCCCGAATATGCTCCGAAATTCGAGAGCAGATGACGGTTTGAAGTATTGGACAGAAGCGAACGGAAGATTAGGCTTTACATCTCACGGCTTTTATTTTAACGGCCAAAAAAGGATGTTTGAATTGCGTCCCGGGGCAAACGTTAAAAGCCCGCGATTTATCGTCAAACGCGGTGCTGATTACACATTGAATATCCTTGGATTTGATAACAACTCTAAGTATTTAAAAATCTATTTCTGCAAGCGCAAAAAGGGATCGACAGCAGATTTTGAAGAAAAACAGCTAATCTACGATGGTAAGCCAAGATGGACAAACGGGCCAGTATTTAATAACGAAAAAACCGTTAAAAAATCATTTAAATTTAATATCGGTGAATTTGATGATGGTTACCTTCAATTTGAGTATGACCGAAACAATCCTAACAAATGGGGCGGTCTATTTATGACCGAGCTTGATTTCTACGAAGGTACGAATGACCGCAAGTGGCAACCAGCACCCGAAGACAGCGCAGAGCCTATTGAAGCGGTACGGACGCAAGTAACACAGCTAAATGATAGATATTCAATCCGGAATTTAAACAGCGCGGGCGACGTGCTGGGAGCGATTAACCTCAATCCAGACGGGTCTGTCCGAATTAATGAAGGCTTGCTCTCGATTGGTGAGAAAACCTACATTAAAGACGGGGTTATTAAAAAGTCCATGATTGGCAAGGCCCAAATTGGGACAGCTCATATCGATGAAATCGATGCGAGCAAGGCTAATCTTATCAATGTTACATCAAAGAATGTCGCAACCGAGGGGCTGACCGCGAATATTATCAAGGGCGGTAAGCTATCATCTCTCAATGGTGTTACTGATTTTGACTTGCAGACAGGATGGATTGAAGCGAATGGCCAAAACATTGGTATTAGAAATAGATTTCCTAACAGGCCATTGCAATATCTGACATTTGGACAAGGCCGAATTGGTGACGTTGATGGCTCTTATACGGCTCTTTTGAGCAACCGGAACGGTTTACAAAGAATGGATAGTACTTCTGCAGGCCTTCAGATATGGAACGGTAGAAGTAACGGGAAAATAGCATCAGCTATTACATTTTACGGTCAAAGAATGGATTTCTTATTGAGCGGTCAAGAAAATTTGAGTGGTATAACAATTGACCTTCAGGAGAGAGATATCTATATCAGAGAAAGGTCGTTAGCTAAAATCTTTGATTTAATTAACAAAAATTTTATAGGTATAGAAAACTGGTTCAAACAAAACAACCTTGGAGCGCCGGGACGATACACAGTATCGATTTAATGAATGACAGAAAGGAAACCATGAACACAGCAGAAAAAATAATCAATGAATTGGCTTTACAACTAGCCGATAAATCGATCGAACAAGCGAACTATAAGGTTTTTTACGAAGAAACTCAAGAAAAACTTGTAGAAGCACAAGCACAACTTGAGCAAGCAGAAGCACGACTAGCACGGGTTAACAATGTGCTAGAAGCAGATGAAGCTCTTAAAGAGCTATTTGACGAAATCGCAGAGAAATTAGAAAAGGAAGACTAAAATATGACATTTAAAATTGTTAACAAATACTTGCAAGAAGCAAACAAAACTTTTGTCGCAATTCGACAAGACGCACCTTATACGGCCTTTGACCGTACTTTGGTCGGCGACCGCACAAGCGAGTCAGACGAGGCATTGATCCAAGCAGTACTAGGACAAGTTGCGACAGAGTTTAATCCAGCGGACGGTGTCAAGAAATTGCAAGAAGACTTGCACACACAAGCAGAAAGCTATGAAGAAAAACTAGCTGAAAAAGACGCTAAAATCGCAGAAGTTAAAGCCGTGGCAGATTGGGCAGTCCTTGCACGAGTGACTGATACGGATAATCCACTTGACCCAACAATCTATAAGCGTGGTTTGGAATTGGTTGAACTTGGGAAAACTGGCAAAACTTACCAACCACAGGAAATTTTCACACTTGAAAATCCGAACCATGTCGAAAAATTCCAAGAAGGGAAACGTGTCATGATTCAAGTGACCGAACTATTTACTTACCAAGGCGAAACCTTGGAGCAATTGGATAACCTTTATAAAAACGGTAAAATCGGGATCTGGAAATGGACCGAGCCAAAACCGGATGAGCCAAAAGAAAACGCACCTCAACCAGCGGGAGAGCTTGAGACTCAACCCGTCCAGTAAGCTAGTAGCTTGATAGGAGGGAGGGTGATTAATGGATCAAAAACCAGATGGAATTTTTGGGATCATTGAAATAGTCCGTGACTTTTACGATCACGGTATCGACGAACACATGATCGTGTTTGTCTTGATGGTCATTGTCGCTTTGGATATCGTTTTAGGAGTATCCAGAGCGTGGGCCTATCATGAGTTTTCAAGCAGAAAGTGGAGAAAAGGGCTGGTAAGCCATACAGCTATGATTTTAATTGTTGCGATTGGCTATCCGTTCGCGTTATACATGAATCTTGGAGCCGTGATTGATACCTTTATCGTTGCAATGATGGCAGCATACGGCTCAAGTATTTTGGCCAGTCTTTCGGCGCTGGGGGTAGAAATTCCCGGCCTCGATCACTTTATTAAACAAAATATCGATCATGAGAAATTTCAGTTAAAAGATGGCTTGGAAGAGTCAAAGAAATTATTAAAGAAGAAAGAGGATAAATGACATGGATCAAATCACAAGCATTATCACATCATCAGCGATGAGCATTTTAGTTGTATTGACTGGCATCGTAGTACAAGCAGTCAAAAAATACTTACTTATGCGCGGTGGCAAGAAAGCGATTGAGATCGTTGAGATCTTGGCAAAGAACGCGGTACGAGCTACAGAGCAAGTTGCGGAGAAGTTGGATATCCACGGGGCAGATAAGCTAGAGCACGCTAAAGCGAGCTTGATCGATGGGCTTGAGTCTCAAAATATCCACTTGACAAACCAAGAACTCAATACTTTTATCGAGGCAGCCGTCAAAGCTGCTAACGACGAATGGAAAAAATAAGGAGGCCTTATCATGAGTAGAATTGAGAGCAGTATTGCACGCATGCGCCACTTGCAATCGATCCCGGTCCATTATGACATGAGCGACCGCAACGGGAACGACGCGGACGGCGACGGTCGTATCGAGTTCGATTGCTCGTCTGGGGTCTCTTATGCGTTAGAGATCAACCTTAACAACAACACAGAAACGCTTCAACAAGTCCTCCCAACTATCGGCTACGCTAAAATTTTCGACGCAGTGGACGGAACGTTCGACGCTCGCCGTGGTGACGTGGTGATCTGGGCTCCGCGAGACGGATCAAGCTCTCTCGGATCATTCGGTCATGTACTTATCATGACCAGCGAAAACACCGCGATCCACTGTAACTATGGATCAGACGGTGTGACCGAGAATGATTACAATTACATCTGGAACCTCAACGGACGACCTCGCGAGATCGTATTTCGTGAAGGCGGAGCTCCAGCACCAGCGCCAGCTCGCAGTGAGTTTGATCGCGTCCTGGACGTCAACACGCGCCTTGAAGTGTCAGAGAAGCCTTACTATGAAGGCACGCTCACAATCGATTATTATGTCGAGGCCGGTCCAAGGATTGACAGCCGGGACAAAGAATTCTTACCTGCAGGTACTCGTGTCCGGGTCTACGAGAAACTGAACGGATGGTCGCGAATCAATCATCCAGACAGCGCGCAATGGGTCGAGGACAAATACCTGGATGATTGCACCCCGATTTAAGTTAGTTCTAGGCTAATAACAGCCCACCTCGCGGTTCCTATCTAACCCTACCCTCTCCCAATTTGGGAGGGGGTTTTTTTGTTTGCTCTGAAACTAGTTCCAGAATGAAAAAAACTTTAATTATTTTTATAAAAATACTTGACGAACGTAAAGTATAATGCTATAATTAAGTCAAGATAAAGGAAAGAGGAAATCAAAATGAAAAAAGTAACTTACGATAAACGTGGGATTATGATCGGTGCTTGGAGAATGTACACACAAAACTACCAAATCTGCGACTTTGAACACGCTGACTTTTCTGGCCGTGAATATTTTGAATATGCTTCATTTGCTGACTGCTTAAAAGAAGCATGGGCAATCGAAAAAGAAGTTGTTGAACGTGTTAACCAAAAGTATGCTGATGCTGAAAATTCAGAAGAAGTAAAAGCATGGGATTGGGCTTGCAAAAAGTTGGGTGTTTCATTTGAAATGGACGCTTACACAAAAATGGTTAATGTTGACGATATGGAAAAAGAAGCATGGGCTGGGACAAGCGTTTGGTCTTTGGCAATGCGTGCAGTAAAACTTCACATCGAAAATATCGCTTAAAAACTTTCATATTTTTTAAACATTTTACTTGACGAACGTTAAGTATTATGATATACTATAATCAAGATAAAGAAAGGGAGATCTCGAAGGTCTCACGGTAAAACAAAATGAAAAACGGTCATACAATCTTAGGCACTCGTTACACTAACGAAATCAAAAACAACGCTGGAACATCTTCTAAAATGTTCAATCTTTCTAAAAAGATAAGCGAGTTTAAAGAAAACAACTTGCAAGAAATTCACGAAGCGTTATATGGTTTGTTAACCGCTGGATACGACATCAGCAATATGCGTGAAGTTGAAGAGCTTGAAAAATATGTGAATATTAAAAAATCACACGGTAAATTATTAAACGTTACGAATGATGATATTGAATTGTATCACAAGTTATTTGTTGCTAGATTTGGAAAATAAAGAAAGGACGGTATATGATTATTAACACAGAACGTGTCAGAATGGTCTTGATGAACAAGGCCATCTCTGGCTATTCTCTATGGCAAGCCACTGGTATTTCAGAAGGTTCAATATCTAAATTGAGAAATGACAAGAAACGCTTCGAAGACTTATCTCTTGAAACCATTATGAAGATACAATCATGGATAGATGCTGGCAATTATACATTTAGCTACGATTATAGCGAGTTACTTGACGAATTAACCGCTGATATAGAAGAAGGTCTAACTGACGAATACCTCTATGTCGTTCGAGGTAAGTATAATGAAGTCATGGAAAAACGCATGATTATAGATTATTATTATAGTCCAGACGAAATTGAAGAGGGCGACATAGCAGAGAAGATGCGAACCCTTGCAGTAGTCGAAGAAATGAAAAGAGATAGCAGTATATTTTAAAACCACTCGTTATGAGTGGTTTTTGTGCTTATAACGGCAATTTCAAAGATTGTCTATTATAACGGCAATTTTTAGTATAAAACCTTGATTTTATTAGTTAACAGTGGTATAATAATAGTACACAGATTTTGAACAATCTACTAAATAACCAAGTGAAGATAGGGTGACACCTTGCTTGGATTGCATACATAATTCCCGTTACGCTTCTTGTGAGATATTGCAAGAAGATAAGTAATTCTCTTTTGAGTAATCGTAAGAGGTCATGAGGTGTAAGAAGATTGAGGGCGTATGCAGTATAGAGGTTGTGCGTAATTAGATCATTATCAGACGGTGGCAGTGATAATAGACGCTTCCAGTAGAAGAATAATCTAGCAAGGCCTTATGTAGCAGTAAGAACCAAACTAGAAAAGCTATAATAAACTGTTTTGCACTTGAGGTTGAAACATCAGCCAATAACACTAAAGATAAGTACAAGTAGCCCAAAATGTGCAGATAAAACATTTGGATATGTTATGCTTAAAATATATTTCTGAATGTCGGGTGAAAGTTGGACGTAACCAGTCGTGCCTAGTCATATAATCGCTACGGAAGTTATAGGGTCGCTCCTTATGGCTCAGACCGTGGTAGGCTATCGGTCAATAAGTTGCGTACAATCGAAGTAGAGCGAAGGCTCATTTAATAGATTGTTTAAAGTTTGTGTATACCCTTGCAAAGAGCAAGGGTTTTTCTTTTTGAAGAAGTGACAAATTTACTAACCTTGATTGAAATGTTAGTTGTTTTGCTCATTATCAGCGTTCTTCTCTTGCTCTTTGTTCCGAACTTGACCAAGCAGAAAGATTCGGTAACAGATACAGGAAATCGAGCAGTCGTCAAAGTCGTGGAGAGCCAGGCTGAGCTCTATGAACTCAATCATCAGAATGAAAAAGCTAGTCTTTCTAAGCTAGTCGCAGAAGGACAAATCACTCAAAAACAAGCAGAAGCCTACCGTGCTCACTATGTGAAGAATGCAGGTGATCACCGTGCGGTTGCAGATTAAAGCTTTCACCCTTCTAGAGAGCTTACTAACTCTAGGTATCGTCAGTCTTCTATGTTGGCTGCTAGCTGGGTCAGTCCATCAAGCCTTTGGGCAGGTGGAAGAAACATTGTTTTTCTCGGAATTTGAACGGGTCTATCAGGAGACACAAAAGATGAGTATTGCAAAAGAGGAGAGAGCTCTTCTTTCCATCGACCACGGTGGGGTTCATAGTCCCTATCAAGAATTACCGCTTCCAAAAGGGGTGGAAGTGGTCAGAGAGAAGCAACTGACCTTTGATCCAGCAGGAGGCAATTCAAGCCTGACCAAGATTCAATTTCAGACAGAGAAAGAGGTGGTGACTTATCAGTTGGCAATTGGGAATGGAAAAATTAAAAAATCGACGGCTCCCCGCTAGTCTTTTGTTAGAAGGACTGATTGCCTTAGCGATGTTTGGTGTCCTCACGACCCTTGTGCTGGGAGAGCTAGGGGACTCGCGACAGCAGCGCTTAGAAGAGTTGAGACAAGGAGAAGTCTTGCGAGTCGCAAAAATGGCGATCCAGACCAGGCAGGATCAATTGAGCATCAATCAGGTCAGTGTCCAGGTGGAGAGGTCTGCCAAGTCCTTAAAGGTCTATCATGAAGGAAAGGTTGTGATTGCTGTTGAAAAGAACTAAACTGCCAGCCTTTACTTTACTGGAGGCCTTGGTTGCCCTGCTCGTCATCAGCGGTGGTTTATTGGTGTTTCAAGGATTGACAAGCCTTTTGCGTCAAGAACTCCAGTACCAAAGTCACATCAAGCAAGAGGAATGGTTGCTCTTTCAGGACCAGCTGGACATTGAATTGTCTCGTAGCCAATTTGAAGAGGTCAGAGACAACAAACTCTATCTTGTTCAGGATCAAAAACCCATAGCCATTGGACTGGCTAAGGGGGGAGATATCCGAAAGACAGATGCGACTGGCCGTGGCTATCAACCGATGATAGATGGAGTTGAATCCGCCAGGATTGAAAAAAGAGGAGATCTGGTGTCTATTCAACTGCGCTTTGAAGAAGGGTTAGAAAGGGAGGTGGTCTACCGTGTGGTGGAAAAGGATAAAAAAGAAGCAGATTGAGGCCGGGATCCTTCTTTATGCCCTTTTTATGTCGGCGGTTTTTAGTCTCTTGCTTCAGTTTTACCTGAACAGACAAGTGGCAGAGAGACGGATCCTCCTTGCTAGTCAGCACCGGATCCAGGCTTATGCGCAAGCTCAATTGGCGATTGATACTTGGGATCGGGAAGAAAAAACCATAACCTTCTCAACTGGTCGAGTCGATTTGGAAGAAAAATCGGGCTTTGCCAACGTAACGAGTCACTTACAAGATGGGGGAAGCTATCATTTCACCTTTGCTCTACCTCCTCGTGAAAAGAAAAAAACCGACAAGAAGGAAAAGGAGAAGCAGGCTCCAGATTCGGCCACAGACCACCCGACCACGACTGAGGAAGAGAAGCCTCAGGCCTTCGAAAAGCATAGCGAAAACTCTTAAAATTTGATATGATTAAGAGATGGAGGAAAGCATGAATTTCGAAAAAATTGAGAAAGCCTACGGCTACCTATT